TTCAAATACTTTGAAGTTTGTAAGCTGGCCTTCGACGGCCTCTACGGATATACCACTCATATTATATAACCGGCTTATTAAGCAAATTTGATGGAATATTTATTATTCCAACCTCTACGATACTGGTCTTATACTCTCTTGTAAAACTAAAAGCAGTAACCTCTTCTCTAATATCTAGCCAGCCACCCTGACTCGGGCCTCCCTTCGGAAAAATTCCTATCGCTTGATCATCAGATAGTGTATCCAGCTGCTGGTCATGCTTGAGAGCAGAAAGGAGGTGTCTGTCTAAGCATTGAATTTGTCCAATTGAATTCTTATCCGTCTTCTTAAAGAAGGAGACTTGCTCAATAATCTTTTTTGGAGAAATCTTTGTAACAGGAATGCTGTTGGGAAGAACCATAGGCTTGGTAGTTCTCGTTCCCTCAAGTAGATCATCTCCTCCGGAAAATGGATTACTTTGTGCAATTTGAGCGGGGGATTCAAGCAAGGCTCTTATCGTCGCCATCTTCTGCTTAGCCTCTTCTATACCAGCCGAGTCTTCTTCGTCCAAGGCAAAGCCTCTAATCAAAACATAATTGCTTCCAGACAAGCCTCCGGTCAAATCAAGCATCATATTTGTAAATCTGACCTGATTATCATTAAATGCCAACAATTTAGCCTTGCTTGCATCGCTAGATGGAAACACAATTGACGAATCTGGATTTAACGGACGATAATTATCATCAGTCTCACTAGATCTGTATATCAAGGAGGGATCTTCTAAGAAATTAGAAACCATTTGTTGCCCAATGATGTCTAGCGGGCCAGGAATATAGTCTCCAGCTGGATGACCATACTCTAGGTCTAATTTGGTCGAAAAAGAACTTCCAAAATTAAAGGTATGGGAAACACTCTTCACATAATAAAGAAGCCCCTTGCTTGGAACAAATACTGTGTCGCCCGGCTGATAAAATTCATTTCCAGCAATGGTTACAGAGCCCATATTGATAGCAAACTTTTGCATTCCAAGCTTTAATATGGCATACGGCTTTGCCTGCCCTTTCGCATCACTTATGAAGGGGAGAGATTGCAGCGAAGGCTTGTATCCATACTGTCTCCACAAATCAAAGTCTGTTGCTCCAGCCCAAAAGTATAAGCCTTCAAATCCTCTGTTTAAACCGTCTCCGATAAGCGGTGCATCGCCCTTGATATCAAGCCTTGTAAACTCCGGAGGATTTTCAGAGAAGTTTGCGCTTATAATATATTCATCTTTCAGTATGAATCTCTTACCAGAGCCATATCCCAAGAGATTCCGCGTATCGTCTTCTATTAGATGATCATAGATGGAGCCCTCTGACATCTTTCCTGTCAAAATATCAGAACTTGTCTGAAGAGCATTTGCGCTTCGTTCCAAGAAGTCTACAACCTTGTCATTTATGTTAAGTTCGATATCTCCAGGCTCTTCCCCAGTCTGCAAGAAGGTTTCTATCTCGCCAAGCTCACGCTGCTTCGCCAAATTTGCCTGGAGCATAGAGACAAAACTATCTCTATTGGAGATAGCACTTTTAAGCTTTGCAAGTAGTCCGTCATTTGAGAATATAGCTCCGCTTCTTTCTGATGACTCAGAAATGTTGTATGTAAAATGCTTATCTTCAAAAGAATCACCAGCGGCAATAATACCTGTTGCTGGATCACGACCAAATTGCTTTTTAAACGAGTTTCTAATATTATTTAAATCAGATGCGGTAAATTGTACGGCGGGTGAGCCAGAGTTACCACCAACCTGAGTTTGTAGGTCATTTACTATGTTTAGCTGCTCCTGAACTATCGGATCAAAAATTCCTAAAATCTTATCTGTATTGCCGCCTAAAACGTCTCCCTTCTGCTGAAAACTTGCGCCTAATTCTAGTCCATTTTCGTTTGGATCTCGCGTACTAAGCGGCCCAGCAGTGGGGCTGTTTGTTGAAAAGAGAGAAAGGGCCTTTGTTTGTGCAGAACCTTTTCCTGATTCAGGCCGGTTGGCCTGATTAAATACGCCAGAGGGGGCATTGGGATCATTTTTAATGATCCCAAAGAATGGAAGAGACGCTGCGCCTCCAAGTTTCATATTGGGAATCAGATTTCTATCAGGATATTTACCAAGAAGAAGGGAAATTAGCGCTATCTTCAGATTTAAAGTATGAATCTGGAGATAGATTCCTTCAATTCTGGTTTGAAATAAATCAGTTACAAACCTTGGAATCATATTCTTATTTTCTTTCGTCTGCTTTTTAATAGACTCCTTCAATATGCTAAGAGGGATTCTATTCCACGGCGGCGGCCGAAACTCTAGATGTCCCTGAGAATTACAGAAGAATTCTAAGTCTAGATAATTAGAGGCTTCGTTGCAAAGCTGCCAAGAATCCTTAAAGAGTCCATCAAACAGGTTCCATCCGCTTGTGTTTAGACTCAAAATGAAGGGCCTAATGTCTGCAGAATCGTACTGATCAGATACCATAAAGAGGTTTCTGTCCCTGTTTAATCTTACATCTTCTATTTTTCTCTGAGACCCAACAAGCATCATGGCTCTAGTCACATCATTATTCTCTTCGTCATCACCAGAAAGTGGAAGATTTGTCGCCCCAGATAGACTTATTTGGATGCCAACCTTATCTTTTGTAGTCACGGCGTTTGGAGAGGTCGTTCCAACCTTAATTTGGTTCCGAATAGCTCCGTCAATGGCCTCTATTTCCGAAGAAAGAGTCGATATGAAAACATTTTCCTGAGGGGTCACTGCAGCGTTTCCTGATATATCTGCTATCTTCTTTCTTAAGAGAACTTTTCTATCCTGTAAGCTTCTGATGTTATTATTCGCTATATCTCTACGTCCAGCGTTATTAAGCATCTGCTCTGTTGTGGCAGAACTCATAGTTAGCATTCGATAAGGCTGAAAATTGCCATAATAATTGTTCTGCTTTCTAACAGTATCTAGAACACCAGTGAGAGGATCTAGCGGGCTAAGCCTAGTAGACTTGTCTCTCTTGTTGTGAGCCACCAGCGCCTGCTCAATAAAGCTCTCTATGTTATATGGCTGGCCCACAATTAATATGCTTAAAATATTTGGAATATCCAAGTTGTTTAGAACATTATTAGTTACAGTTACCTGATATCTTTGAGCTGAATCAATATTATCTTGTCTCTCTCCGGTGGAATCTGCAGCCTGGAATCCGGCAGTAGCCGTTATAATTCCGGTTTTCCATCTATAAATGAATCCACTCGGATGCTGCATTACCTTCTTGCCACGAAGGGAACCCACTCCGTTATACTGTCCCTGCAGCAAGTTCCCCTCAGAAGCATTCTGTCCAGCAAATAGTCCAGAGTCATAGCTTAACATTCCAGTCTGAAGAAGTTGTTTGTTTTCGTATAGAAGCTCTCTAGACCCTGGGATTATAGCGCCTTGATCATCTCTTGAGAAATCATAAGGGGTTAGCGGATCTTCCAAAACGCCTTTCGGATCGCTTAGGGCGGGCTGAACTGCGAATCTGCTCCATTTTAACCAAGACATATTATCTGTACAAGATACGTTTAGATTGTGGAAGCCTCCAGAATAACTCTCTGAAACAGAAGTTACAAATCCACCGAAAACATGAATCATTCCGAATGAATTGTCCTGTCTGCGGCGCAACTCTCGATACTGATCCATCGACATCTTTTGATTTGTGTAAAGAAGATACTCGGCCTTTAAAATAGAATTATCTATATCTAAAAATTCATCATCAAATGGTGATTCACTTATCTCCTCAGAGTAAGCTGACCCAGATTCCGTGTAATCAGAGAACGTTCTATTTCCCCTTATATAGAAGTGAACAGGGTCTGATGCATTAATAAAATTCTTTCCCAGATAAAAGGTTCTGAGTCTTTCTCTAATATAATCTGTATCTAGAGATCCATCTGCAGAGCCAAGACCGCCAAGCTCAAGGGCCGAAGAGATAGCGGATGATGCATCAAGCTGTGGCAAGGTTCCGGACATTCCCTCAGACCCAAGTCCTCCACTTAACAGCTCTGACATAATCCCTAATGTTCCATACAAAGCCTCTTGTACAGCAGCTTCGATGTCAGCCTCCAATATCGTTCCGACTCTATACGGATACACCAAATTAAAGCTTGCGTTAGACGGATTAGAGTCATAATTAACATTTGTAGAAAAGCTATTAAACAAAGCCAACTCAATAACTCCAGTTCCAGGCCCAAGAGTGTAATTGTCCGGACTATCAGGATCTACAATCCATCTAGTCAGCTGGCTATCTGTAGAAAAAGCATTTCGCTTAAGAACAGACGCAATATCCTCATTTATCTTATCATAGTTTTCAGAAGCCGATCCATAAGAGACTAAATCTCCCAGGTCGTTAAAGAAATCCTTGAGGGGATCTCCAGACAATCCACCTTGAGGCGATAAGGAATCCCTAAGTGCTTCGTTTGCACTTCCGGAGATAGAAGATGAGCCTGAGTAACCATCATAGTCTGCTCCAAATTCTGATCGCTTACTTGATAGTATCGCCCGAGCTTGAGAAGATGGAATATTTTTTAAATACTCGCCATTGGTGATGATTCTGTTTTTGTCTGGGTCAGTTACAAAGGATCCAGAGGCAATATCGAATGTGGCCAAGGACTCACTTCCGGCAGAAAAGTCTTCAAAATTTTGTGTCGTGGTATCGAAAGACGTGGGGGACATATCCCTTCCTAGCCAAACCTCTAATCTCTCTGATATATATTCTTCTTTAGTTTTTCCAAGCTTATCTGTGTCAAGAAAGGCTCCCTCTTTCAAAAGAGAAGAAAGAAGGTTCACGCTGTACATGTGGTTATCAGAGAAAAAGTTTTCGAACTTAGTCAGGCTCTCATATGCCCTTATCTGCTGAACCTTGTATGCAAAAAGAGCTTTTGTCGCTCGGAGCAACATCTTTTCTGTTTTATCAATATACCTGATATCATTGATCCCGCTAAATGATGAAAAAACCTTCTTCTTAACCAAAATAGTGGCATCGGGGGACATTGCTATAATGTTTCGTGTGTCTGGGGTTATTGATGCGGAGTGATCTTGATCAAAAAAGATAGAAGCACCAGTATTCACAAGAGACGGATTATTCCCGCCGCTCAAGTCCACATGAGCAGGGTGAGTTCCTCCCATAATATCGGAAGCAGCCTTCAATAAGGTAGCTGATATATTTGCCTTTAATGTTTTATGAGCCATAATAGTATTTTACTAATTCCGCCTTAGAAAGAGCCTCTTCTTTTGATCGGAACAGAGTTCGGAGCCTCCTCCACTACAGGTTGATCGTCAAAGCTTGAAGAGGTATGTCCCGCAGGGCCTACTGAGTTATTTTCATCAATGACAAGGTTTCCGCCTCCTATATTATTACCAGAATCTATAGGAGGAAAAGATAGTCCTTCAACTCCGGAGCCTTGTCCTTTGGATTCTGTTGTGCCCAAACTTATTGTTGTTTCGTTATCAAATCCGGTAGGACTTCTATGCCAGGGCATGAAGTTAGACCTCTTGCCGGTTCTTCTTGTGATTGTAAATCCAAAAGTATAATCAAATAGTCCAGGCTGAGTAGCAGATTCTGTCGTTGTAAAATTAGAGAAATATCCTCTAAAAAATTCTCCCTGATAATACATATCTATATTCGTAGCGAAAGCAGCAAGAGTCGCCACACTCTCAAATACGCCGGGCCTTCCAAGTCTGGCACCGACTTCTGTTCCGAAAATCAAGTCTATAGAGTTAGAAACTCCATCAACAATCTGCGTAAAGGCTCCACCTGTTAATAAATCTGATACATTAGAAAAAGATCCGAATGCATCGTCTCTTTTTGTCAAACTATTGGCGGCGTCTTTTGCGTCTTGTGCTGCAGCCTCTGCCATTTCTCGCTGTCGTCGTAACAGAATCCTTCTAAACTGTATTTGCTCGTGTCGATAAATATCTCTAAGAACATTTATCCCCTCTATGCCAGCAGAGCCCGTAGTTCCATTGACCTGAACTGTAGGAAGCTCTTCTCCCCAATATTGAACAACATAGCCACCCTTTGTAAGGTCTGCCTTAACAAGCTTTTTCTCGTTAACAACGAAAGATTGGGGATTGATGTACATTTGTTTCTTATCCCAAAAAACCTCTCCATCTTTTGACGCGGAATAAGGGTTTTGATCATTAACAAATGCATCCATCTCTAGTGGAAGAAAGAAGATTATAGTTTGTCTTCCGATTCTGTGTTGGTCTGCCATTATAAGCTCCTATTGAATTTGTTTCTGAAGACTAGCAACGACCGCAACCTGTTGCTTGGCATCTTCCGTTAGAGAGACTTTTATAGACAAGTTGTCGTTTAAACTCTGTGTCATAGCCGCTGCTAATGCTGCGACAAAATCATCCTTATTTACAAACCCAGCCTCATTGATTGCAGCAATGCTAGCCGCTGTGGCTGCCGTTTCCGCCGCCAACACAACGATATCAGTATTCGCAGACAATGAAGCTGTGCCTGCCCTGGGTGATTTTGCTCCTGCGGCTGCTGGTGAGGTTTTTGGATCTGTGCCAGGATCTGTCATACCAAATTTATCTGCTCCAGCTCCAGCCAATGCAAGAACCTTTGTAAGCTGTCTATCATACGCTGCTACGCCATCCTCTGCATACTTAGCTGCCCTATCAATTGACGGATCTACAAAGCTTTCTCTAAGCAACTCTGCTCCGCCTCTTTGTTTCATTAGAGTTGGTCTGGCAATAACGGCCAATAGGTTTGAATGTGCAGCCAAATGCCTATTTGCTTTCTCAAATTCATCAAGAGTTAAATCTCTTCCCTCTTTCTCGTGCGTTAGCTGCTTTTCCAAGGAGGCTTTTGCATCAAGATCTCCAGCTCTAGTTGCATCATCAATCTGGGCTAATAATTCAAGCGTTCTATTTGCAGATGCAGCATCTTTTATTCCAAACTGATTCTGCAATAACTGCTGCTGTGTATAAAACTGAGTCTGTAGCTCAGGACTCTTATCTGCCTGTTCAACTGTAACTATATTTCCGCCAGTAAAGGATGCGAGAGTATCTCTCATTCCTTTTGCTAACTGTGTAGCCAAACTGGATTGGTCACCCGTTCTATCTGCTTTCAAAACTTCTGCCTGCAAGCCGATAGATGCGCCCAAAGCTCCACCACCGCCGCTTCCCCCCATCTCCAAACCACCTCTTTGGAACATAATATATGCATTTGCATAATCAGTGGTAAGGCTGGCTAAAGCACTAGATAAGCCGGTAGTTAAATCCGTTGCATTTTCAATGCCGAGCCCCATATCCATCATAACTCTGGCAAATCCCTGCAAAAGTGGGACTCCGAAGTCGGCAGATATGCCAAGCTTAGTGAAGTTGCCAACGGCGCTGTTTAGATTAGAAGAAACATCATCAATGCTAAGGCCGGTCTCTCTGGCTACTCCAGTAAATAATCCCATTATTTCCAAAGCATCTTGAGCACTTTTGCCCTGCTTATTTAAAGCTGTGTTTAGAAGGCCAGCGCCTTCCGTTACGGTAAGGCTACTCGCTGAAGCCAATGCCATCGTAGCAGCCAATAAATTGGTCCTACCAATGCCTGTATCTACAATCTTTCCCTGCTGTTCCAAGGTTATGTTTGTTCTGCCGGTTGCATTCGCAAATGCAATCATTTCATCACGAGTTAAATGAAGTGCCCTAGCAAATGGGCTCATGGTTTCGGCTTTCATTACATCTGCAAATACAAATGCCTGTTCAATGGTGCCTCCGAACCTCTTATTTAAATCGAAAACTCCATCAGCGAAGCTTCTCACATCTCGCGAGGGAGCGTCGAAGAGATTAAAAGCCAGCTCTAAAGCATCACTGGCAACTCCTATGAATGTATCTAGAACATCTACGCTAAACCCTATATTCTTACCAAGGCCCTCAAAGAGTGGGCCTAGTGCGGGAGTCGCAGATAATATTGAAGTTACCGCAGTAACTCCACCTTTAAGTGCCGAGGTCAGTCTTAGGGCAGACGTTTCAAGGTCCCCAAAAGCATTAGTTATGCCACCTACTTCTTTTGTAGTTTGTGATCCTAAGCGAGACAGACGCTCGATAGAGGAGGCAGCTTCAGTTAGTGCTTTAGACGTAGCATCAGCATCCGCTGTAATCTCTTTTAATTTATCGCCCATAACTTAATCTATATTCTCTTTCGCGATGTTAAGAAGCCCAGCCAAATTCTTTGGCAGACGGACGCTTCTTCCGTCTCTAGCTCTTTCATTATCATATAAATTAGTATTTTTGTACTTTTCTTTAATAGCCTGAACTATGTGGTCATCCTTGAAGGTTCTGTTCAATATTTGCTTCTCGAATTCCTCATCGTCCATGAATCTCGGATCTTCAGCTGCCTCTCTAGAATCTCGGACCTTCTTAACGGCTTCTGCATTCCAGAATGAAGCAAGATACTCCGTTATACCCAGATCGTAGTCATACTGATCCATCTCATCCTGATAAAGCATTTGAGCATACCAAGACCATTGGTCTTTTGTTATTTCAAGGAACCTTGGGTCGTCTGACCTGCAGTTCCAGATTTTGCAGAGTTTCCAACGAAGCCTATTTACAGGCTCCGCCGCTATTTTTTTAGTTCTTCGAGCCCAACCTCCTTGCTGGACTCTGCAACAAGCTCTTCATGAATTCGGTGCAATCTTTCCACCAAAGATATCTGCATATTTAGGACTACATTTAACCTTCTCTGCTCAACTGGCAAATCTTCATTATCACTTAGGTCTTCGAGTGGCACTCCATTGATAGTTCTAAGTGCATAAGACATGGTTAATGGCTTAATATCCAGAAGTCTATCAACCTCTTCAGACTTCATTATATTCTTCATGATTAGTTTCTGCTCGCTAATACTTAAGGTAGATACTTCAAACAAAAATCCATTAATCAATTCCTTTTTGGTTAATTTTCCAAGAAAGATTAAATCTTTTAAAGAAGAAAGCTTTAGCTTTTTGGGAGCATCCTCAGATTCCTCTTGAGAGCCTGCTGCCAGCTTCTCCATTTCGCTCATTCTCTCTGCAGCTAAACCTGCTTCCGTTCCCAATACCTTGCCTGATCTTTTTGCCATATTTAAACTCCACTTATGCTGATATAATACTTAATATCTTTTGAACATCACCCACAAAAAGAAACGCCGCCCAAAAAGAGCGGCGTTTCTTTTAAGATTAAATAATTCTAGTAAGCTGCGGAGATTAGTCCCGGGAAATCCAAGGTTCCTCTTCGCTCGCCAGAATCTGCCGCAGTTTCAACACTATCAATATTCCTACCCGGAATCTCTCTAGCGCCCTGTGTGCCCTGACTTAGAGCAATCGCCTCACCGGCTCTCGTAGTAGATACATGCTCACAGTTTACGGTTGCATTTTCTGTAATTGTATAGTCAGTTGTAGTATAGCTCTTTCCTAAAGCTGCAAACCAGCAATTATGGTAAGTCGTTACCACAGCACTGTTTCCATCTCCAGTAAACTTATCAATGACAACTATGTCGAACGGCATTCTCTGTGACTGAATGTTTCTGAATCCTCTAGAAAAGGCCTCAGGAAGAGATAGTCCATCGAAAACTATTCGGTTAATTGTCAGGCTGAACGTAGCAGAAGACTGAGGAACTATCTCAATTAATCCATCAGTTCCGACCTCAGATAGCTGCTTGAGCGATCTTGTCTGACTCTCTTGGAAACTCTGAATCGCGCCAACAGGCTCATTGTTTACATAAACAATAATCTGTGTCGATAATCCGGCGCGAGTCCTTCCGCCCGTCTCTGGGGGAGGACTTCCGTCGAATAGAGTTCCTGTACTTGGGTAATCTGCCATTACGTTCTCCTAATTAAATGACGCCAACTTCGATATCTATAAAGATATAATTAATGGGGTAAGCCGGAGCAAACTGAAGGAAGACATTGATCTGTCTTGGGTCAACCTTATCCTGCTCTACTCTAATGTTTTTAAAGCTTGTAACCAAACCTTGACCGACCAGCCCATTCATAATGGTTCTTACTCTTGCGCTCATAAGAATATTCGTATCTGCGCTCTGAACTCCACCGATAAATGGTCTTAATGAATTTCTGAGAGTCCTCTTTACTGCGTCTCGTATAAAGATGATAGAAATCTCTTCATCCTCGATAAATCCGGAGGTACTTGTCGTTCTTCCGGCCAAGACTCTTCCTCCTCCAGTAATCGGCTGAAGCAACGTCGCTCCAACTCCACCGAGCTGATTCTGAATCGTCGGACTATAGACCTTATCTCTTGTTAGCGAGAATCCAGATAGAGCCTTATCGGTTAGTGGAATTGCCACATTCTGCTTCGCGGATAAGAATCCAGCAGCTGCTGCTCCCTGATAGAAGCCATGTAAATTGACATTCGTTCCATTCACGTTTCTTACGATAGTGTCTGGATAGAAATAAACTGCACGATTGCTGGTGTAATTATCACTTAACTTGAAGTTGACAAGATCCTCTACATCTCCGTCTAGGATTTCTTCTGCGTCATCTCCCTGGATTCCTTCGATAATTCCAATATCTTCAACTGCTATTAAGCTTGTTCCGATAAGTGCTGCTGGAGTAACTCCCATCTGGGCTCCGATGAATGCAACCCTTTCCTTTCGGTTAGCGACCGAACTCATATTTTCGCAGTGATTTACAGTCGCTCTAAAGATTGAGGAAATTGCCTGATTCGGAAGCGGAACAATGATCTGTGCCTCAGCAGCCTCTAGTGACTCAAGAGCATTAAACCAATTCGTATCGAAGAAGTCTGCATCATTCTCATCAATGTAGGAAATCTTGAGACCATCACCAGCCTGTATGACTCCACTAGAAACCAAGTCACTATGTAGAAGCAGAAGCGCATCATCCGCATTTGAATCAGTCGGATCCTTTATGAAGAACTGAACATCAGCATAAGATCCCTGGAGACTTAGAGGCGAACCATTCTCTGCTTCAACTAGAACCAAGGAATCATCAGTTATTGATGTTATGCTTAACTCAACAGACGGCGTTGGTAGGACGGATCCAAACAACTGGAACGAAATATCCGCTACAGAGGTATAGACTATGCCAGAAGTGGCATTTTCCATGCTTGATATAACAATTACGTTTCCTACATCTTCTCCATCAAAATCTATTTCCGGAGTTGAGAAGTATTCGTCTCCCGATTCGGTATCGAGAATTCCTTCGTCTCCATTTCCGACCACCTCTAATGCGGCGTCAACAATGGTGTAGGCAAAAGCGTTATCAGAACTATCAATCCACTGACCCTGCTGAATATCAGTCGAAAGCTGTGAATTATAGAAATCAACCTTGTTCGGGAAGACCTGAGTTTCGTCTCCATCTCTTATTATGAAGATATTAACTCTGGTATCAGCATCAGGCTTTCCGTTTCTGAGACCAGTTATCGGCCTTGGGATGGTAAATCTGAGATCATCAACCTCACATGCATCAGTGGATAGAGATCCAGAATCGAAGCAGGCAGAGAATCCACCAACGCCCAGTGAATTTCTTTCCTCAAGCAATGTAACAGAGGTTCTTCGCGGAACCGGAGGCTTACACTGTAAAGCTAAGATTCCCGGCGCACCGTTCTCTAGAACCATCTGAGTTCCCAGAGATAATGTATTAGTTTCGCTTGGAAGACCATGCTTCTGGAATAAGTCCGAAGCCTCAATGAAGAACTCTGGATCTTCCAAGTCAATAGTAGCTATATACTTGGCTTCGAGAGTATCTCCCGTTCCAAGAGCACTAGAGCTGACATCAACAAAGAACTTATCACCAACTTCAAAGCTGGTTCCACCCTCTTGAATTCCAAGAAGAAGAATTCCGTTGTTCTCCAGCAAGTGGAAGGTTAGACCTTCTGCTGCCAGACCCGGCACAGAGGCTCCAGAAGCTTCCTCTAGGTCTTGGAAACCTACAGTTGAATCCTCTAGGTCATAAAGTCGTACGCGTCTCGTAGACGTGACGCTGCTGATTACGAAGAGCCCACCATCGAAGTCTCCACCGTTGCATATCAATACAGTCTTTCCTACATCCGCGCTTGAGAAGTTGCCTTCGGAAGCCGGGGCGCCAGTCAAACCATTATGAATAACAGATGGATCATCAATTAAGATATTGGTCGCTCTAATGTCCCAATCGTAAGTATCATTCTCATCCCAGGCCGGTGAAGCCGGTCCGAGGCTGTCCGTTGTGACGGTAATTGTAGTATCAGTTCCGTCATATGTTATTGTTTCGATCTCATGACCGACATATCCATCTATGCACAAGAAGTCGCCCGCCAGAGCCTGTCCCTGACTGACTAAGTCTGCGCCTGGAACGGTGAAGGTATCACTTGTGGTTAATGTGGCATCACCAGTTCTTAATTCAATATTTCCCTGGGGGAAGTCTGCGACAGAAGCGCTTCCGCTTGCAACAACAACTCCGTCACTGCATTCTGCAATGTTTCCGGAGATAGCTCCAGAACCACTTGTGAAATAAGCACTTGAGAATGTAAGAGGATTTCCAAAACTATCATAAAGCTGACCAGAGGTATCTCCGGTTGCGGTGAATGTTGCCAAACCGGGAATCGGATCTCCGTTTGAATCTCTTACGACACTGACACATCGTATCGTCCAGCGTTCGCTGGAGGCAGAATCGTCAAGAATATCTAGAGTTAAAAGCGGATCACAAGTAGTGTTTTCAACTAAAACACCAGTTCCTATGTTTCCGGAACCAGCAGAGTAGCCCTTTCCGTCCTGATCTCCAATTGAAGCTCCGCGTAATTCAATACGGCCATTAGAGATGTCAAGTCTATAATCGAAAGGAGAAGCAACACCTGAAGCGTCAATAACTTCCTGCTTTCCAAATAGTAATGTTCCGTTCAGCCTAAGCTCTGTTCTTCCGCTTATGACGGGAACATTAGATAGTTCAAAAAATCGGCCATCGCCGGACCCAGTCGGGCTCCAACTTGACTCTCCGTCAGCGCCGTTTCCTGCAGCGGATTGAACGATTGTTTCTTCTCTCAGGCCCTCGCCCAATACAGAAACGACCCTTATTCCGCCCGGAATAGAAACGCTACGAGATATAACCCTATCTCTTGCAAATGCTCCAGGCTGTATAAAACCCGTAATTCCTGGTATGTTAGCCATCTAAGATTCTCCGTTTGTTAGCAATAACTCATCAAATTATTTATTATTAGTAGTTTCATTTTAATCTATTTCTGTCAAATCAATTAAGTCATCAAATCTTCTTGTAAGCATATCAGCCTCTGTTTTTATGCCCGGAATAGGATGCCAAGTCGGCTCCATTGTGAAGACTATTTTTTCAACAATATTTTCAATAGGAACTTCCACCCTCCACTCCGAATAAGTAGAGAGTGATATCGCTGTATTATATACATAATCATTAGCATAGGGCTCTGCATTTTCTGGCCCAATTGACAACTGATGAATAAATAATCCATTTGCTCTCAACTCATTCCATAGGGAATATTGTAACGCTAAAGATACAATGTCTGTTAACTCTTGAAGCTCTGCTTGGCTTTCAGAATAAATTCCAACGTCAAATCTAAGGTCCCACCTTCCGGCATATACTCTATGGGTTGGGGTACTTATGATCTTTCTTGAGCCATAATCTGTTTCTAATAAATCGGTTCTATACTTATAAGTCATATTCTGATTAAAAGATATAGGCTTGTAAGAACCTCCATTTGACTTGATTACAATGGCTGGAAAAAACTTAACCTCATAGCGATAAGTATCACTAATCAGTATTTTCGTAGTAAGAGCGGAGTCGATATCGATTCCGGTATGATCTGGAGTTAATGGGTATCCATATTCATCAGATCTATATGTAAATATACTATCATTCTTAAAGATTTTTCTAAGAGAATCTATAAGAAGAGATTTAGGATGAACAATGGCAGACTGCTGAACCACATTATGGTCCGAGAAGAAACTTGAATATACGATGTGATCGCCATTCAAGCCTGTTCCTGATAAATTTTGCTCATCTATCATTTGAAAGCCTATCGTTATCTATAATTAATTGGAAGATATTTCAATTCTTTTATTTCAGCTGATTGTTCACAGAAATGAGCTATTTCCTTAACCAACTTATCAAGCCTTTGTTTATCAAGCAAATCATCCTCTTTCAGAATGATTGCTTTTTTAATCGTTAGCTCAACGATAATATCATTATCATCGTTACTACTACTAGATAAATTACCAGAAACCATCTCAACAGAAGTTCTGTCTCGGATTAATGATAGTTCTGATTCTCCATCTTTTTTTAAAAGATCTGATAGCTTCAGAATCATTTTTTTAAGAATAGTATTTTCTTTAATTTTATTATTGACAATCTTTATAACGAGCACTCACTTGACCTCATATTCACGATCTGTTTGGTTTAGCACAATAGTCCTATTTATTGGCTTAAAGTTTTTGTGAATATATTCTACCCCATATCTGCCCGCAGGCAACCTTACCTCCCAATATCCGTCAACATTTGTGTGGTGGTCTTTTACTATTTCGTTTTTATCGCTATAGACTTTTATCGACACCTCATTTAGAGGCCGCTTTTCCTTATTAACGATGTAGCCAAAGACTTTAATGTTTCCAAGGAGAAGTTTTTTAACTTTCTGTTGACTAGAAGAATTTCGTGGACTATTATCCTTAACAACGGGTGTAACGGCATGAACCTCGGATTCCACTGCAGTAGGAACAGAGGTTCTGATGAACTTAGAGACCTTGTTGCTCAATATTTTAACATTATCATCAATAACATGGAGGCGCTTCTCCATGACATCGATTTTGTCAAGAATTTGATATATGGCGTCGATGGCCGAAATTTCTTTTTCGTCTGACATATTATATGGTTTCAATGATATTATTTACTTCTAAGATTCCCGACAGAGTGTTCAACGCGCCATTTTCTTGCATCAAGGAGAAGCCTCCGGGCAGATCAATAGATCTCTGACTAATATTTCCAGTAATCAAGATATTCTTGAATGTATTAGTTGTATCGAAATAAATCACTCCTTGCTGATATCCTACTCCATCAAAGTAACAATCTTGGATTGTAATATTCTGATATGTTCCACCACTATTGTTTCCTATGAAAAAGGGCATCTCATTGATTGCGCCGGTCGCTGCTGCTCCAGAAACATAATCTGCCGCTGCAATAAAGCGTAGTCCGCTAAACCTAAAGCGAGCCTTTGTAGCTCCCGTCGCAGTTATGTTGTTTGTGACTCGGAACACAGTTCCTGACTGACCAGCAGCCTGTCCTAAAATTCCTTCAAAAGTTAGATCACTTACGTCTATTCCATAAGTGATTGTGCTGCTTCCGGAGTCAGCTCCGATGAGAATCATCTCATGCCCCTGGGTGGTTATGGCCGCATTATCAAGAGGAAAAGAGCTGGCTCGTTTAATTATCGAGGTAGGACCTGTTCCGCGTAACTTTAGATCGAATGTCAACACTAACTTTTCTGTTAACTCATAAGTTCCTTCTTTTACAAATATACCCGGGGTTCCAACGTCAGGAAACATTTTCGAAAACATCTCTACATACTTCACTGCCTTCTGAACAGTTGTGAAATGTCCAAATCTTGAATCCTTAGAGACCGTTACATCTGATATAAATTTATAATCAAGATGATCAACAAATAATCTTAAATCTGTAATTTCTAAAGTTGATAATTCTACATATGCTAGGTGGGCAATGTTCTGAGTATAAAATGGAGAAATATAATTTACTCCAGCATCTGGGTCAATTTCATTTCCAATTACGATGCAGCCTTCGGCATTTAAGCCTATGTAGAAATTGGTTGTAGGACCATTGGTATGTCTATAAACTAACCCTGTATCTCCGAGATATTCTATTCTGATTCCATTTACAAGACCAACTCCTGGGTCGATACTTAGAGTTGAAGTTCCATCTCCATTATCTACAACGGATTCTACACTAATTCCTCTGATTAAACCACTTCCTCGTAACTCATTTCTTGGCCCTTGAATATATCTCTCTATAAAGGATGATGATATAATTGTGTCATCAGTTGTGCCGGTAGACCTCTTATCGGTTGTATTTAGCGCGCCTTCTCCTCCAAGTCCAGCGTCTGGGTCCTCAATTACAATTCCAAATTCCGGAGAAAATATTGTCCTACAAAGATGAAGGGCAGAGGATGGAAGCTCTCCAAATCCGAATATTGAAGATGTCAGATCACTTATGCTAATTGCAGGAATAGACTCATTTGGAACAAATACACTTAAAATAATGTAGTTCATTCCATCATTTGAGAAAATTTTATACTCACCGGTACTTCCGACAAAGACTTCTGGGCTTGCAATCCCTGTGGGCTCCTGTTTTATTGTTGCCATCCCAGAGGTGTCAACCTTTAGGGTAAACTCTTGACCATCACTAATAAATCCTCGGGAAACATCTTTAACTACTGCATAGAAGTTCGCAATAGACATGTGCCCGATTATGTCAAGCCTTCTCTTAAAGTGTATATTCGCATCTTCATCGGCAAACACATCAAGAACCATAAGGCCATCAAGCGTTACGAAGTTTAGCTCTGATATCGGGGCCCCAGATCTCAAGATGAAGATCCTAGAAGTGCTCGACAGAGTTCCTTGAAGAGTTGTTGTAAAGTCTAGAGTCAGTCTAGCTGCCTCAACAGTTCTGATCGAGTAGGTTCCATCGTCAGAGGAGGAAGAGGAGCCATCAATTACGACCAAGTCTCCTGCTCTAATTCCGCTAGTAATAAAGTTAGTTGTTCCCTTGGAATTTAACTCTAAAGTTCCAGATCCAATTGATATAGCTTCTGAATTATAGGTAATTACTTTTCCAAAATCATCTATGAGTTTTCCATTAATATGGATAGAGTTACCAAAAGAGCCCTTGACTAGTCTATCCTGAATGTATGACAAGCCCATTGCTGCCGCTGCGTCTCCAGATGATGCAGCAACTATCTTTAGACTTCTAGCTCTTATATCATCAGCATGATTTGGAACATTATGTGATAATGCTAGCTCATAACAGTTTAGTGCTTTCAGTTTGTATGCAAAAAAGTTTAATTTATTTTCCGCACAATACTGGTTGATCGTGGCGATGACAATATCGAGAGACTGTACTGCATAGCTAGAGTTTATAATATCGATTTCATAAGTAGAGCCTTCATCTACTTGGATAGCTAATGTATCTGCTGTTCCACTTGCTATATTTTCAGGTCTAGCTCCGGAAGAAATAATTGTAGCAGAGTTTGGAAGACACACTTGGATAGTTGGTGAATTGCTAAATCCGAATCTTGGCCGAACAGCGCAATTAAGAGCATTCTCATTATATGTTGAGTATATACTCTTTTTTATCCTACCATTAGTTCCAACAGTTAAAGCATTCTTTGGGCCACCATATATTTCAATCTGACTAAGATTTCCAGAGAGATCAAGAGTAACTGAGGATATAAGATAGTCAGCATTATCTGAATCATTGGGAGCATTTAAGATTTCTAATACATCAAATTCTTTTATTTCAGAAATAACGGCGGGAGAGCCGCCAAAGGAGATGATCATCTTTGACTCACCAGTCGGCGGAGAAAAGGAGATTGCCGAAGAATTAACCAATATAGAGCCAGAATCTATTCCCTCATAGGCATCAACAGTATCTCCGGTTCGAATAATTCCATTTGAATTTAAATTCAAAGTAGACTTTCTTAGTCCAACTCCCGCAATGTTCCCCAAATCATCTATAGCTCCCTGTACATCATCAGATAGAACAATATCAGAAGTCTCAGAATTGTCATAATAAAGCTGATCAGCCTTATGAGCGTTATTAGATGAGGATACATTTGCTCCGGTAAAGTTTATGTGAGCATTATATAAAAGCTCCAAGGCAGCCTGAACCGTTCCCGAGCTTAATGACAAAGTTGCAACAGCTGAAGCAACAGAGTCAGCAGAAACAACCGAAATCGCCTGCGCTTTATGTCTATTTATTGCTTGCGGATGAATATGAGCTGCTAAAATTTGGTTTAGCTCATCGAGCGCATCTATAAATAGCCCTATCTTGTTATCTAAGACAGAAATTTCATTCTGAAGAAGCTGAGTTGGATAATTAAGGCGAAGTTTTGTCTCGGCTATAGCTGCTGTTTTCGAAACATCTTCATTCGTTATTGGACCAGATAAGATTCCAGCCCTATCAAGAGCTGATCCAATAATGTTTCCATTCTCATCTAATAGGTTTCCAAGTCTTGCCGCAACGGTATTCCCAACAGCTCCCTGAGGGTTTATTCCGAGAGTTCTTTCTATGTTGAAAACTGCAGATCTAATGCTATTTAAAACATCAGAACCAATTTCCGTTATATTATCTCTTATGGTAGGGATTTCTACAGAGGTATCAAGCTTCCCTGGATAATTTGATTTAGCCATTCTTTATTCCTATCCGCAATGATATGTGCATCCTACAAATGCTTTTCTATAAGTTTGGCCATCATGTTCAAACTCTAAACAATTATACGATTTATTATCTAATTCAAAGTTGCAATCACAAGTTATCTTTGCAACAGTATAATTATGGAGCAAACCTCCATCTTGCTTCATTCCGTATCCTGGAATTTCACAGGTTGTAATAAAGTCTCCATTTTCAAGATTTCCATTAATATTAGATATCCAAATTCCGCCTTCACCAACTGCATTGATAATGAGTCTATTATCTTTTTTATCAAAACCAGAAACAAAGGCTCCAACCGAATACTTTCTTGTATCCCCATCATCCTCTATATCAGAGATAACTCCATAGACCTTCTTGTCGTATCTATCTCTGGACAAATCAACCATCGGCAAGGCTTCATTTATTGATGCCTTCTGAGAGCCTTTTAGGTTTTTATAAATTCCTAACGATGAAACAATAAGTCCTATATTTTTTGGGTCCTTAAGTCTTTCGTCTGAATCAGATCTATGTTGCCCGGTAAAGTCTAGGTCATCAACGCCAGCTCCTGTGGCGAGAATCCAAGCCTTAGGAGTGTAGGTTGTTGGCGCACCAGTCTCTCTGTTGGCGGTAAACTCAAAATATAAAGCATCGACGCCAGAGCCACGATAATAAATGGAACAACCCTTTTCGGCTGAGGCCGGCAAGACATCGACCAATTCTAATCCGACTCCCCTTGGCTCTGCGCCCGGAAGTAACAGAATCGGATCCTGCATTATAACGAATTTAGATTTAGGCTGAGCTTCTCCGATGCCAATACTGCCATCATAACCTATAGATAGTCTTGTGGCAGCAACTAACGATGGAGCCGGATATCCCGTTGAAGTTGGGGCTGCTGCATCTTTCGTTTTAAAATGAAGGTTGCCCTTGTCAGCATCTACTCTTTCGAGAGTAATCGCTGCCGCTGGCCCATCTATAAAAGTAAAGCTTCCCTTAACTATGAATCCTATACCTACTTCTGTTCCGTTGGTATCTCCGTTTTGTCCTAATAGCAAATGATGATTGGCGATAGTAGAGCCGTCAGCTGCATCTGCTGTTCCGGAGGCCGTCTGTACTAGCAGAGGATTTCCGGGGAATTGGCTTCCAATTCCAACGTATTGAGTTATCGGAGCAACAGTAAGGCCCGCTATTCCATTTGTAATAATATCTACTCTGTGATTAGAGCTAGAGCCTATGATGGTATTTGCATTGACGCCGTCATCTGTTGCTTGGAAGCGACCAATAACTTTATTAGAATTCGCGTTTGAGCCAACAGATACGACTGAATACTCAATAACACTGGTATCGAAGTCAGTTATCGCTAATGTCTTTGGAATATCTCCAAAGTGTGCAATAGAGGTTGTCGCAGTAGTGCCCTCTCTGAAAACTGTAAGATCTGGGTAACTAGGCTTAACCGAAAGACCAACGCCGATTCTTCCACCTACAGAAAGAGATCTACTTATTCTATCTCCCCACTCATAAACGCCGCCTCCATCAGGACTTGGGTCAGATATCGAATCACTACTGTCAGAAGCTGTATTTCCTCTAAATTCAATATTATTATAAAAGGCAGAGCCAACGATATCAAATATATCTCCAGTTCCAGAAGTATAGATGGCATAATGATTTTCTCCATCAACTACTCCGTCTCCCGACCCACGATATCTGTTGTTAGAAATACTTATATTAAAATGATCTATTGCGTTATAAGTATTTGTCTTAATGTGAGAGTTTAAAAACTCACAATTAGTTATGCTTATGTTTCCGACCTTAGACCCAGCGGCGGTATCTCGTCCTTGGATTAAAACTCCATAATTAAATTCATCAAATCCAGCTTTACCAGATTCATCAAATACAACATTATCGATGTTGATCGAGTTATTTAACTTGGCCGCTCCCGCCTCAATTGTCGGATCAAGTATCATGATGCCGGATAAATTGAGCTTTAAATCTCGAATATTGATTATTCCAGAAGTCAAAACATCTGCATCACCGTCTGGAGTAGATGCTACGAGTCCCGCTCCAGCAACATATATCCAGTTGCTCATTTTGGATACGCCAGCGTTATCTCTGCTATCAACAGTTATATCTGCGTCAGTAAATGTTCTGACTAGGTCGATAACCGTAGAAGGCCCCTCTCCGACCAAATTTACAGGGAAGTTTAACCAGATTCCGCCATCATAAGCTGGCTGAATATCTGCAGTTCCCAATGGCGTATATGCAGCAATGGTTGTGCTCATCTCTGTAATGATCTGATGCGTTCCAGACTTTAAGTGTACCGTTGGTACCCCCGCCTTTGGGAACGCCTGAGAGAACCGCTTGGCGTACTTCAGAGCCTTATTTATATCGGTGAAGTGGCCCATTCCGGGTTGCGGGCTTACCGTAATTGAATTCAGAATTCTTAGATCTAGATTATCAATAAATAATCTAAAATCAATTATATCAATTGTTACTCCATCATTTTCTGCAGATGCCAAAATAGCATAGTCATATGGACTAAAAGGACAATCACACGCGGCAGGATCAGGCGCTCGGAATATAACCTCTCCCCATTGGTTTATTCCAACATAAAATTTATCTACAACAACTGGTGGGCCGCCAGTTTCTATATCTGTTATATAACTGGATACTTCATCTAGCTCAAATCGCTTACCATGCACATAGCAAACTCCAGAAGATATGGATACAGTATATGTTGTGCCGTTATCTATAACTTGAGTTACCTCTAAGCCTCTAATAACACCATTTGATCTCGTTTCTAAGAGCGGAACTTGACAAAGTCCAGAAAGAACGTCTGTACCTATATCTTTTATTCCAATAGAACCCTTTCTTAGTTTTCCAAACGGCCTAGGATAATCTTGTCCAGCTCCAGCAATTCTGGAATTACCAGCCTCATACAAAACTCTTCCTAATAGAAGGTTTTCTTCTTCATTGGGCCCGGAATAGCCAAACAGACTTATCGAGAACCCGGTTCCGTCTGCAACAATTTTTGATGCAATTTGATCAGAATCTTTAATGAAAACAGTTATTCCTAAATTATATTTTCCAGAATAAAGAGTTACATATTCCGACTTAACATTTATAAGGCTAAAAACCTCTCCAGAGTCAAGGGATAATCCAATTTCTAGGTCAGTTGGATCTGGTGATATCTTTTGAACGGATAAAGTTCCGGTATTAGTACTCGTATAAGGAGTTACATCTCCTTTAAAATCTGAAACCGCAACCAAGCTCTCTGAGCCAAAATAGGTTTCATATCCATACGTCAATCTTTCCTTATAAAATATTGAACGATTCGTTAAGTCCATAAAAACATCTACAATAGAAGCAGATGATGCACCGCCAGGAAGAACTTGGAATGCCATTTCATTTAGAGATACTGAATTTCTATATATTGTGAATTCGGTGCTATCGCTAGTCACACTTGCCCACTGATTACTTGGAAGTTGCGTTCTGTCCACGGTAAAGGAGGATGAGTTTACATCCAAAATAACATAAGTTCCGTCATCACCAACTGACTCTGTTATTACAAGAATATCTCCATCTCTCACCCCAAGCTCTTCAAAGTTTACAGTGCCTGAAGAGACAGTTGCCGTGCCAGACAGGAGGGTTAAGCCTAGCGCAGAAAGTTTGGTGCCCAATCCTGCAAATGCTTTCCCCTGAATGAGGTATTGCGATCCTATTTCCGCTGTTACGGTTATATCTTCAAAGTTTGCAAATCCAACAGAGTCTAGTGCTCCATCTGATCCTCTTGAGATTTTAATTGTGTATTCTTTTGAAGAAGAACTAGGCACAGAATGTACAAGCGCTATTTCAGAAGAATTTTTCTCATCAAAATCCACTCGGTAAGCGGTTACGCTTAATCTATTTTCTGCAAACTGTTCATTGAAAGCTTTTATAATAGAATCAATAGTCTGACTTCCGCCAGCCAAGTTTAACAATCCATCATAAAGATCTATTTGGACATTGGTAGCTCCGTCTATAGATATATTTACAAACCTATTGGTTAGGCTGATTTCAGATGGGCGAATTCCGGTAGAAATTATATTTGCAGAATCTGGGTTGGAAATCTGTATGACATCTGCATTACTAAAGGAAATAGCACCAGAAGATTCATATTCTCTTGCGGCCAAGAGCAGACCAACAGGCTCTGATTCTCTATTTTTATTTCTAAAAATCTGGGCAGTAGTTCCGCTTTCAGATGTAGCAGGGAGGAATCCATATATATCAACACTTTCTAGTGTTGCTCCTCCAACAGCTAAATTTGCTCTTAAGATCTGAAAAGAAAGAGTTTCGCTCGAAGTTGTTATCTCTAGAATATCAGAAGTCTCTACCGACAAAGCTGGTGCCGCCGGAGAGTCTAAGAATAATACATTAGATATAAAGCTATCAGCGTCAGTGCTTGATTTCAAGTATGAAACATCACCAGCGGGCAAAAGGGAGATTCCCTTTGTCAACACCGAAGGTCCGGTGAGCAGATTTGACCTCAAAATTGAATTTGCATGATGCAAGTTCTGATGTCCATCAACCTGTCCGACAACTAGGTCTAAAACTTCTTCGATTACCTCTTGGACATCATCGCCATCAATAAGGGCGGCAACATTTTCATTATCAAAATAAATCTGCTCGCTAGTGTGCGAGCGGTTTGTTTCTGAAATATCAGACCCATCAAAATTTATGTGAGAATCATATATTTGTTCAAAAGCTTTTTGAGCAGTCACCTCTACAGAGGATGTAATTCCGATGGGAGATGGGGCGTTTAGAATTTCAGCAATAGTTACCGCTATCCCTCTGTGCCGATTTTTGGCAGACGGATGAACGTGGGCGGCAAACAAAGCTGACAGCTCAGACACAACTTTCTCTATCAAGTCTAGCTGAGAAATTAATTGAGAGATTTCATCCTGAAGAAGCTGAGTGGGATAGTTAAGGCGAAGCTTTGTCTCAGCTATAGCGGCCGTTTTTGATACATCTTCATTGGAAATGGGTCCAGATAGCAACCCAGCTTTGGATAAAGCTTCAGATAAGATATTTCCATTTCCATCAAGAGCTTTTCCGATTCTTCCGGCAACAGAATTGCCTACAGCGCCCTGCGGATTAATACCAAGGGTTCGTTCAATCTGAAAGACAGCAGATCGAAGGCTGTTAAGCACATCCGATCCAATCTCTACAATATTATCTCTAACAGCAGGGATTTCTACAGACGTATCTAATTTATTTGGATAATTTGACTTTGCCATTAATTTATTCCGCTTAATATCAACATATATTATTACATGTTATTATGTTTAATTAGTATTAAACCCTACGATTATGGAGACGTAATGATTGCAAGATCAGTTGCTGAATCTGCAAGCAGGAACGATCCGATGGTTAAGCCAATTCCTAAAGATAAAAACCCTATATTCTCAAGAGTCTGAAGCTTGTCTCTTTTTCGATACTTATTGAGAAGATCTCTATCTAAAAGCTGAAGCTCTTTATACCCACTTATCTGTAGCTGATAATATCCCTCATTCAATTTATAGAAGTCTATTTGCTGAGATCTAACAGTTTCTAGCTCCTTATACTTTGCAAGCTCTAAGGTTAGAGACGCCAAGTTCTTTTCCAGCCCTTCAATTTGGTTCTTTAGGCCAGTAGCTTCCTCGATTGTAAAAACGTAAGACTCTTGTTCTAGAATCGTCCCCGCAGGAAGTATGTCTCCAGCATAAGCATTTCCGGCTGGAAAAAACAAAGAGAGGGCGATCACACAAATGAATAAGATGATACCT